AAATACATCCTCGGATGGAAAGTCGATCGCCCCGAGCACCACCTATACTTCGGCAACGCCTGGCATGTCGCTCGTGAGTATCAACTACTCCACGGCTACGAAGATGTCCAAGGTGCTTACATGGCATTCATCAAATATTATCGTGAAAAGTTCTCCGAATCTACCGACGAACTCTTCCGACCCAAGGATCCAATGGGCGTAGCTATGGCCCTTACCAAGTTCGCCCAAGAGCGCCCCCGTGACCTTATCGACAATGAACTACTTTACACGGAAATAAGCGGCACTGTACCTATTGACGACCGCAGATTCCTCCACTATCGCATGGACTCTGTCCTCCGCCGTAAGGAAGACGATCGCATATTCTCCTGGGATCATAAGTCCGCTACCGAGCGCTCGATGAACTACCCTTGGTGGGAAAAGAACTTCTTCCTCGGCTTGCAGAACGGCACTTACACCCACTGCCTCTACTGCATGTATCCGATCGAGCAAGTGATCGGCGTAGAATTCTGCGGCACTTCATTCGGCTACCTTAAGCGTGGATCTTCCAAACGCCCCGCTGGATATGACATAAACTTCAAACGTGTCCCTGCGTGGAAGACTCCTGAGCAAATGAACGTGTGGCTTTACACAGTCAACGACCTCTACGACCGCCTCGAAGATGAAATGGACAAGCTTGACGGGTGCAAAGACTCCGATGCCGTGCTCCAAGCCTTTCCTATGAACCCTGGAACTTGCTCAAAATACTTCGGCTGCGAGTTTCACGACTATTGCATGAGCTGGGATAATCCTCTCCGTCAATGTCACGAACCACCGCTTGGCTTCAAGCAGGAATTCTGGAATCCGGCAGATATGGAAACTACCAATAAAATCAACCTTAAATTTGGAGGGAGTAATGAAAAGGTGGTATGATAAGTTTATAACTATACATCATGTCTGTCGCTACACTGCCTGGGACGAGACTCAAGCAAACGAACTTGGTACCTTTGACACTTACGAAGAAGCCAAGGAGGCCATCCTCAAACATGCCAAAACTCTCGAACCTGACACTAACCCTAACAAAAGGACTGTCTAATGCCCTACGATCCAAGAAAAGAACTAAAGCGGGTCACTGACTATTACAACCAAGACCCTTTGCAAAAGCGCTTCTCCGCTATCATCTCAGGAGACATCGGTGCTGGTAAAACCTACCTTCTAAGCACCGCTCGCTTCCCAGTCCACATTGACTCCTTTGATCCCGGCGGTACTAAATGCCTAACTCCATGGATAAAGAAGGGTGACATCGTAGCCGACACCCGCTGGGAAAATGAAGATCCTTACAATCCTACCTCCTACGCACAATGGGAGCGGGACACGGAAGTCCGCATCAAAACCGGCTACTTCGACATGTTCGGCACTTACGCCCTCGACCTCTCAATGTTCTCTGATGCTGTCATGAACTATCAACAAAACCTCGCTGGCCGTGCTGGTGAAGTCCCTATGCATCGCCGTGACTACAACCCTCAGAAAACTATCATCGTGAACAAGCTCAAGCGCTTAATGTCCCTTAAGTGCGATTTCTTCCTCCTCGCTCACCTTCGTGAACATGAGGAATCTACCACCGACTCTAAAGGAAACATCATAAAGAGCTATCGCTACCGCTTAAACATTACAGGCAACGCAGTACTTACAATCCCTCTGCAATTTGACGAGTTGTACGTACTGCTCGGAACGGGTTCTCCTGTAAAGCGCGAAATGCTTATTGAGTCTCAAGGCAAGTACATCGCCCGCTCACGACTCAAAAGTATGGGAAAGCTGGAAAATAAAGAGGAACCCAATATTAAGAAACTTCTTAAAAAGATCGGTCTTGACTGGGGGGACAAGCCGAAATTGGATTTTTCAACAGACTAACCCTTAACCCTTAACAAGACAATTAAATTATTTAATCCACTAAACAAAGGAGCTTTACCATGTCTTTAACTGACTATTCTGACCTCGAACAAGAAATCAAGAACGCCCCAGAACCCAAAGTACTTCCTGCAGGTAGCGAAGTCTACGCCCGTATCATCTCTGTGCGCTCAGGCGTATCCGACAAGAACGACTGCGCCTGGCACATGCCGGTCTTTGACGTACCTGACGACCCTATGGTCATTGAGTTTAACAAGTTCATGTGGGAACTGGACCGGGAAAAACTTGATCCCAAACAGTTTGCCCGTGCACTGAATGACTTCCAGAAATTCGCCGAGTGCTTCGGTCTCGACTACTCCAGGCCCTTCTCCTGGGAAGACGACCTGGTTGGCCTGGAAGGGTGGGTCATTCTTGGTATCCAGAAAGATGACGAGTATGGAGACAAGAACACGATCAAGAAATTCGTACTGCGGAAGTAACCACTGTCATGTACTGGATAATCCAACAACTCCAGGTTAAGCCGAAAGACCTGGACTATCATACGGAAAGCCTCCGGAACCGCACTGTTCTGGCCAGTGTATGGACCTTGGCTTGAGTAAAACTTTCGGCTGACTACCTCGGTAGGGTGTGCTGACTAAATGTTAACGCACTCTATCGGGATTTCCTAAGGAGTTAAAATGATAAAGTCTGACCCTTCAACCCAAAGGAAGCTACGCAAATGGGATAGATACTTTCACAATATATGCTTATCCGTAGCGAAGAAGTCCCCTTGCCTGTCACGCAGTATCGGTGCCATTCTCGTGCGTGACCATTCTATTATATCAACCGGCTATAACGGCCCACCTCGGGGCATTCCTCACTGCGGGCACGAGCGTATACTCGAAGATAACGTAATCTACCATGAACTCCAGGGTGTGATGAAAACTATGTCACGTAAGGAAGTTGGTGATAGATGTCCTCGTCAGCTTATACCCAACTACACCTCCGGCCAAAGGATGGAACTTTGCCCTGCTCAGCATGCGGAAGAGAATGCAGTGTCTAATGCGGCACGAGTGGGTGTAATTACCTATGGCGCTACCCTTTACATGACAAGCATAATCCCATGTGCTAAGTGCTTCGGTACTCTCATCAACGCTGGGATAAGTGAAATCGTTATAGAGGAAAAACGCTACTACGACGAACACACTGAATACCTCTTAACCCACTCTAACATCAAAGTAAGGGAGTTTAACTTATGAAAAACATACTCATCCTAGGCATAGACGGCTATATCGGTTTTCCCCTTGCCATTCACCTACTTAAAAAAGGCTACAACGTCTCCGGTGTGGACAACTACTCACGCCGTGAGAGAGTGGACGAAGTCGACTCCGACTCCTTAACCCCTATCGCTTACGTCCATGAAAGAAAATCAACCCTTGAATCCTACTCCAACTTCGGTAGCTGGACTCATTACGATCTCCACTCTGACCATTTCTACGTCAGGAAGATGCTCGAAACTATCCAACCAGACGCTATCATCCACCTTGCAGAAATGCCCAGTGCTCCGTGGTCTATGCAAAGTGCACACTTTTGCAATACCACTCAGTACGAAAACGTCCTAAGCACTCTCAACATCCTCTGGACTATGCACGAGGTTTGCCCTAACGCTCATCTTATCAAACTCGGTACTATGGGCGAATACGGCGTGCCAGATTGTGATATACCTGAAGGGGAGATTCCAGAGGAATGTTTAGGAAGAGATATGCCAGAAGGTATGACCTGTCCTATGGCCTTCCTACCTTTCCCTCGCTCCCCTAACTCCTTCTACCATCTCTCCAAAGTTCACGATACTCACAATATTATCTTCGCTTGCCGTAACTGGGGCCTCACCTCCACTGACATCATGCAAGGAGTAGTCTTCGGCATCACAGACACTGAGCAACAACTCCTAACCCGTCTCGACTATGACGAGCACTTCGGCACAGTAATCAACCGCTTCCTTGCACAATCTCTAATCAATCACCCTCTTACTGTCTACGGTAAAGGTGAGCAAACTCGTGGATATCTCCCGCTCAAAGACTCCATCCAATGCTTAAATATCGCCATAGACAATCCACCCCCTGCTGGCACTTATCGTACTCTCAACCAGTTTGAGCGTATCTACTCAATCAACGAACTTGCAAACATGGTAGCTAAGTCCGCCCGTAAAGCTGGCTTCACCCCAAGCATCCAACACATCCCTAACCCTCGGAAAGAAGCTGAGTCGCACTACTACAACCCTGCTCACCAACGCCTATTCGACCTGGGTTACACCCCTACTACCGACATCCAAGGTGAACTCGACAACCTCGTTGAAATCCTCTACCCTTACCGTGAAAGAATAGTCAAAGAAGTAATCATGCCCAAGACTAACTGGATATAGACGATTAAATAATTTACTTAACTGGAGGAAATAACTATGGGATATAATGAAGATTGTCCAGACTGTATAGGTGATGGATACTATGATACACATTGTTCCTACTGTGATGATGGAAGATTTCATTGTAAAGAGTGTGACTCAATAGGATTCAGACCATCTAAAACTGGTAAAGGCTGTACATTCTGCGATGGTACAGAAGGAGGTTGTAATGAGTGAGGACTATAAACCCCGCTTTTCTTTTGAAATCTCAGAAGAACAAAAGTTCAAAGCGGACTCTCTAATAAACGTACATGGAATAAGGCGAGCACTCTTCTCCATTATCCTAGATGACGTGCTCGACTTAATCGACACTCACGGTAACGCCGTAGTCGGCATCATCCTCGATGGCCAAGCCAAGCCACGAGACATCCTACCATCAATGGCTAAGGTTGAAAGGAGGCTAAAATAATGGCACACGAAGAACTGAAAAAGCAGTATGAGGAAGATTGTAAGAACCATGAACGGCCTTGGGAGTTGTGGGAAGTAAGGCGTACCCAGTTTTCTTTGGGAAAGTGGAAAGATATAAATCAAAAGATGTGGATGGAGGGTTTTGAATACCGCCGAAAAGAACCTACCTTCACCCCTGAATACTTCACTGGGCTTGACAGGGAGAAAGCTGTTCAATATTGCGGGAGAAAGGTTGGATATTCTTATGATGGTTTGCGTTGGGAAAATGGAGTTTTAAAGCTTGTAGATGAAGCCGGAACACCGTTTAGTATCATCTCAACAAACACACGATCTAATTTTTGGGTTAATTATATTAAAACGATTCCCGAAACCTACGTCCACCCAACCATCACCATTGAGGTG